CATTGCTACGTGGACGATAAAAACGCCGGCGGCATGCTGCCTTGGAAGGACATTGCCCTCTGGATCCGCCGGCAAGAAGCGGCTTACAAGGCTGCCACGGAAGGCGTCGGAAAGGAGGGCACAGCATGATGATGCAAGCGACATTTGAACGACTCCTTGTCGCACTCGAGGCACAGGCGGAGAAGGACTGTCGAAACAGCAAACTCATGCAGCAAATCTTCCCCGAGGCCTGCGGCATGCAGTACGACAACACCTTGCTGCACGAGGCGATCGTCGAGGCGCTAAAGCGAGAGCTGGACGACACGGAGACGGATCCGGATGGCCAGAGCTGGACAGACTACTTCATCTACGAGCTGGACTATGGCAGGAAGAACGACGACCTGAAGGCTTACAATGCAGACGGCAGCGAGATACCACTGGCTACAGCGGCCGATCTCTACCGATTCCTCGTCGCAAAGCAGACGGACAAGCATACGTGATCTTATTTGAATTCATTGGTTTTTCAGAAATGACAGAAGGAGCCGCTGGGGTTCGTGAGAATAGGCGGTTTTGCAATTGTAAACAACGATGGGGCGATGCCCCTGCATTATATACATGAGTTTTTTCGTTTCAGCTTTTGACTATTTCAGTAGTGAGGCGGCCGCCCTTCCGTGATGGACAGGCGGCCGTCAACATGTAAAAAGGCCCGGTAGAGACACGCTCTGCCGGGCCTTGCTGTTGCTGTGGGATAAGCCCCGAAAGCCGTCATAAAAATCGAACTCGGGGCGGCTGAACACCCCGCAAACCCACATGAGTAGCGGTTTTTGCTCGTCTCATAAATAAGACGAGCAAACTTTGTCGGTCACTTCTTCAGGAGCTTGTCGAGGTCTTCGACGATCATGTCCTTGATCTGCTTATTGAGAGTCTCGGAAGGGCCGATGAAAGTTCGCTTGGGGATCTCGGTCTTGTGTCCACGACCGGCGCGTCCGCCGTCGTTATGCACGGCGGCGTAGGGCACCTTGTTGACGATGGTCACTTGTCCGTTGCTAACGATCTTCTCGTTCGATCGGGAGAGGTGTCGGCGGGAGCTGAGCAGCGGGCCGTAGGACGAGGCGGCAGTGGTCTTGCCGGCTTTCGTCATGCGGGGGTTGTTCTGCCGCTTGGTGCGCCTCCAAGCCACGCGTACCTTGTTCAAGAAGCCTCCCTTGCGGAAGTTCTCATTGAAGAGGTTGACGGCCATCACACCGGCCTTGCGCGGCCACTTATCGGACACCAGCTTGTCGATGTCTCCACGAACAGCCGCCAGTTTGTGGAAAAATTGCTTGTCGGTCATGATTTATGCGCTGTTTGAATGCCGTTTGATCGGTGTTTGAATAGTTGAATTACCTTTGGGGTGGCCTTAGGTAGAACTCAGATTCCCGGCGGCCCTCCTTGGGACTGGTTGCAAAATCAGTCCCATTGTATTTTAAAGCCTTCTGCTAAAATCTCCTCTCGGGTGTACTGCCGGTCGAACTTCCCTCGGATCACCCAAACTGAGTGGATGTTTTCGCAACGCGCCACACGCGTTTTTAAGAAATTGGAGAATGCACCATCCGATATATCCGACTTTATCTCGAACACCAAATCATCAGCCTGCTTAGCACCTTTCTGGACAGCCTTGTCGACCGCATTCTTTGTCGCGGTTTCATTTCGTTTGTATTCTTGTTTATAGCCTAACGTGTGGTTGTATGTGTCGGCACTCGTGATACCTTTGATGTTGACTCTTTCGATTAAATCGATCTTATGGCCATAACGATTAGCCAATATGGAAGCAATCTCCTCATTCTCTTCTTTCTCATCCGATCCATGTTTTGAGCTAACACGCACACGGCCAGCCGTAGTCTTCACCTCATTCCATGTTTCCGGCATGTTTTTCTTTTCTTCCTTAATCGCCTTCTTGTATGCTTTCCGTGCATTTCGGGCTGCTATTACCTGTGCCTTGCAGTTGTAGCAGTCTTTCTCCGTGCGTGGTTCCTTGAGTAAGTGCCGGAAAGGGCATGTCTCGCATGATCCGGGGAAGTAAGGACTGTTGTCTGAGAAGATGCGCTTGGTCGTGCCGGGGTTCTCCTCGAGGCCGGGAGAGGGCGTGGGCGCCTTCCGAATCACCTCGTCAGAGAGGGGCGTCACGGGGTCGTCTGTCTGTTCGAGGGAGCATTGGCAGCCCCAATGGTCACCGGGATGATGCGCTGCCCAAAAGGCATCGTCCACGGGGCGCACCGTGCCCCAAAAGCTGCTGTGTACCGCATCCGGGGTGACGGCCGTACTCTCCACCCAGCGCAGATTGGGCATGATGTCCCGATCCTTCTCATACGTTAGCCAATCGGCGGCCAAGCGGGCACGTGATACAGCCATGTCGTACTCCGTGCGGAGCCACTGCCGGACGTGGTGATCGGCAATCGGTTCCACATCCTTACGGAACTGGTCGAAAGACTTCAAGTTGCCCTCCTTGTCAACCATCTGGGCCGCCATATCGCGACTCATACGGTGGGCGCGGAAGACAGAAAAGACCTCATTACTGCTCTTCAATCTGCCGGAGAACTCCGAGAGCTCTTTGTCTTTTGTTGGGGGAAATGATCGGATGACGGCATGGTCAAACGTTTGCCGGAAGCCTTCATAAAGAGCCGGGTCAGGTTCCCGCCGCGGGTCGACCTCTTTATTGTAGAGATCTTTCAGTGCCTGCTCGAGGCACTTCTCCATGTCGATGGGCAGTTCGTTCTCGCCCTTTGGTTTGGCCAGCGCGCATGCCGGGCAGGGATGCGCGGCGCCGGTATGTGCATGGCCGTAGTATTGCCTATCGATCAGAAGTCGGAAAGAAACGGGTCGCCCCCACCGCGGGGGGCTTGCCCGAAAAAACGGGTGAGCGTCCGCATCATCTTCTCCTCGTCGGCGTCAGTTGGCCCGTCAGGAACGGGTGCATACGTCCGGCGGCCGTTAATCTTCACGCCATACTTCTCCTCGAAGTAGCTGGCATCCACGTCAAAATTATTCAGCAGCATGTTCTCGATGGCCGTCATCTGTTCCGGCGTATAGTCCTCCTCGTAGTCCCACTCGAAGGACGCCCCTTTGAGGGGGAAGCCGTGAGCTACCATGCGGGGGATGAGCTGGCCGTTGACCATGTCGCGTAGGCCGTCGGCAATCTCCTCGATCAGGTTCTTGAGCACTTCCAGGTGTACCTCTGATTGCGAGAGGCTGCTGCCGTTGTCGATGGTCATCGTCTGGTAGAGCAGGATCTTGGAGAGCTCGGAGTTAGCCCGATCCACACGCCGGTCGTAGATGTTGAAGGCGTCGGTGCGCTGGTTCTCCTTCAAGTCGATGTCCGTCCCTTCCTCGAATACCCCCCAAAACTTCGCTCCCATGTTCTGCATCATGTGGGAGATCTTATTCAGTGTCGATGGATCGCGCGAGGTGGTCTTGGCGATACGCATGGGCATACCGAAAACCTCGCCGAAGGTGTCCCAAAAGGCGAGCATGTTCTTCTTGGGGATGGTGTGTGGAGCCGCCTTGAGGTAGAGCCCGAGGTCGTACGGCCCGCCGCACTCAATGAGCCAGTCGGAGAAAGGCGGGCGGCGATACTCGATGCCCTTGCGCCAGTCGTCCCCCTGCTCAGCAACGACACGGCCGTATTCCGGAATGACGTGTCGGCGGGGGATGAGCAGGACACTGTCGTAGGCTGGCATACCGCCCTCGGTGAAGACGACGTCGCCTAACTGGATGAGCGTATGGCCCCAGTAGCGGGCAGAGAAATAGAGGTCGACGAGTGTCTTGAACCAAGTGCGATCGAAGATGCGGCGTGCCTCCTCGTCCTCCTTCTCACCGAACATGATCTTGAAGCTGCGTGCCTTAACGAAGCCGTTGATCTGTCCGATGGCGCCAGAGAGGTGGCCGTCGACCTCGACGTCGCGGTAGACATTGTAGAGGCGAAGGCGGGAGGGATTCTCCACATCGAGTGCCTGCTGCCAGCCGGAGCGCCACGAGTCGATCTCTTGCCGGGTGAGCGATTCGGCCTGTCGTTGCACTTCGGCTATGACGGCCTTCACGCGTCGAGCGTCGGCCTTCTTGGCGAGGTCGAAGCGGCCGTAGGGGGTGTCTGCGGTGGTCAGCTCGGAAGCCGTCCGCCGCCTGAAAAAGTCGGTGATGTTCATTGTCGGGAGTTGTTGGGGGTTACCAGATATAGTTGCTGTGTTGCTCGGAGCCCCATTTGAGGTTATAGGGCTGGGGCTCGCCATTGGAGTCGTCCGGGGTGTCGAGATCGGGGACGATCTTGCCACTCTGCACGCCTTGGAGCCATTCGATGGCACGGCGGTAGCGGATCTCACGAACCTCGTAGCCCATCTTCTGCGGGAGCCACGAGGCCAGATGGTAAAGGGTGATGTCGCAGAGGAACATCACGATTTGCATGTTGCGCTGCTCACCGCGTCGAGCGAAGATACGTTCGACGTCGTAGCGGGGCCGGAGGTAGCCAGCCATCTCTTCACGGGCCATCTCCTCGGCGCGCCGGCGGTTCTCCTCATCCGATTGCTGAATGAGCTCGAAAGCACGCTGGCCGATCATCACTTGATAGTCGAGATTGTTCAAAAACATGGAGCTAAAAACGAAAAGTGAAAAACGAGAAACCCTACCGGCTGGAGGGCCGTGGGAGAGCTACGTGGAGGGCGTGGGCTTCGATGTTGGCTGCCGTGATGCCGCGATGGAAGTATCCACGGCGGATGAGCAGCGTGAGCTCTTGCTTGGAGAGGGTCACAAGGCGGCCGCCTACGTTAATCACGAGGTATTTGCGGCCGTATCGGCGGGCTTGCCGGTTGGCCTTATGAACGGCCAGCCGAAAGCGCAGGCCGAGAAGAAGTTTCTTGATCATGTCGGATGAGTTGTGTTGAATTGTTGAATTGTTGAGTGAGTTACCACGCCCCTTTGGGGGCGGGGCGTTCGCCGAAGATGGGTTCAAAGCGCTCCTCACGGGAGGCCTTCTGAAGTTTGTAGATCGCGCCTTCGTCGGCATCCGGCGCGTCGTCATGCGCCCGGCTGCCACGGGCCAGCGAGAGGGTCTGATCGATGCCCGTCTTCATGTCTGTGTCGTTGCGCTTGGCCTCATTGTAGTAGACCAGTCCGCGCTCCCAGAGGGGAGAGACGGCCTCGATGCGTTGCAACTTGTCGGGCTTCTTCCGACGGTCGGGCATGATAGGCAGCTGGTAGCCGCGCAGGTCGCCTTCGCGGGCAAACTCACCTGAGGATAATGTCCTGCATGAAGTTGGCCTCCATGAAGTACGACACGGCGACGTCTTCCGGTAGCGATTCGTGGAAGTCGTAGAGCCAGCGCACCATGCCCGCCACGGTGTCTTGCCGGACGTAGCAGTCGATCAGATGGAGCTCGCGGCCCGTCTTGCCCCATATGCGGGCGGCTTTGTAGTCGTTTGCTGTTGTTGATTTGAAGGAAGGGTCGATGTAGCAGATGATCTGGTCGTACTTCCGTAAGGGGAGGATCTTCTTGTAGCGGATCCATTGCCACTTGAAGATGCCACCCTCGGCAACGGGGTTGTGCATCATCTCGCGTTGCCACGAGGCATAGCCCACAAAGTCGGCATAGGCTTCGGCCTCGGCCTTCGTCCATTTGTCAGCCCAGACGGGGGATCCGTTGCTGTCGACGGCGTAGACCTTGGAGACCTTCACACTGGGTATATCGGCGATATTCTTCAGCACCATGTGCTTGGCGAAGCCATTACCGACCATAAGGAAGCGGCCACGGCCGACATCCAAGGCGCCGAAGAGCGCCTGCTTGACCCAGTCGGTAGCTTGCCGGACACGCTCTTCGTTGTGGCTCATCTCGTCGCCCCCGCGAGGTCGTCGATGACGATGTAGTCCGGGCGTTGCTCCTGCTTCTTGAGTCCACGGGGCGACTGGGCGTCTACGGACGCCAGCGAAGTTTGGCCAGATACCTGTGTGGGGGGAGTGCGGACCCGGCAAGGTTTGCAGCCCGG